TATGAAGTTGGAGGTGCATGGAAATAAAAAACTTTCACAAGATGAAATAGACGCTTTTCAAATAGCGTTAATTTCTAAAACTTATTACGAAAATGATGCAAGAGTTGGTTATAAAAAAGAAACTCCACCGGTTGAACCTGGCATACATGGAAGAGACGATGAGAAGGAAAATTAATTATTTTTATGTTGACTACTTAGCCAGTAGGATAAGACAAGAAGAAACTAAACTAACACTTTTAAAAATAAACAGTAATGGAAATAACTAAATTTTTAAAACCTAATGAAATTAAACAAGGTTTAATAATGGTTGAAAAATACCCTAAACCTATAAATAAGAATAATGTTGTAAATACAAATAGTGGTATATTACAATTTTACTCTGGTAACGATGGCTCAGGAAGGAAGTTTTTAGAGTACATGAATCCAGAAAGAATGTTAGCTATATTATTTATGATTATAAATAATACGAGTGAAAAAGATGAAGTAAAAGCCAAAGCATCTACAATGTTTAAAAGGATATTAAAGGAATAGGTTAGTGGTGAGTAATAGTGTTTTGTTTGGCCGCAGGTGTTTTATCCTGCGGCTTTTTATTACCACTCCACACCTTGTGCTATGGCATACTCAAGGATGCCCTTTGCGTGAGCTTTGGCTATTGCCTCCTGCCATTCTCTATCAATCATTAATACTGCATCGTTATAATTGGTAAAGAATCCATTCTCTGTTAACACTGCTGGCACCTTTGTAGCCGTGAGCATTTGAAACCTTGCTTCTCTGTCAAGGTCACCATCACTGTAATCATGCCGATGCACCCATCCTGGTGTTGCATCTTTTACTTCCTCTCCTATCATGGTAGCAAGGAGATCCGATTTTGTTTCACCTGGAGAGGTAAACACTTCCCATCCTCTGGCAGTTGTTGAAGCTGCCGCATTGCCGTGAATGGAAACAAGTATAGTTGCTTTGCCTAAAGTAGAATAGCTATTTACCAGTTGGCATCTTCTATTTAATGATGTATCGTTAATAGTCTCATACACAGGCTTAACTTGGAAGCCGTAGTCAAAAAGAAACTGCTCAAGGAAGTTAGCAACGGAGCGATTAAAAACACCCTCAAAAAACCATCCATAGGAATGGAATTTACCATGTTTATGTTGGAAACATTTTGATGGATAGGTAACATATTTATCCGGACCTATTCCTTTTCTTAGTCCACCATGGCCAGCATCCACGCATACTACAAAATCATTTGCTTTCATATTTATTATTATTTTTAAGGGGAATAGAAATTAATCTACTCCCCTCGGCTGCCTAAGGTAGCGAATCCTGCTGCGCCTATAACTTAAATCCGATAAGGCTAAAAGCCATACCTACGATTGATAACTTAGGAGGTAAATTTACAGAAATTTCCTTCCCAGCGCACTCTTTCGATGTTTCCTTAATCTTGTCCCAAATTATTTGCGCTAACTGAATGTAATTTTTCCATGTGAATTTAATTTTATTTCCTTCCATGTAAATGTTTACCTCACTTGCTAATTCCGCAAAATTCATTGAAAAACAAGCCACGTCACCTAATGGACTTTTTACTGTGTCGGCTGACTTTAAAGCCTCTTTAAGATTAGTATTCATTTTATTTATTTTAACGATTAAAAAAACGTGTTATTAAAACTCCCAAATTTACACCAGTAATCCGCTTAATATTTTCCGAAATAGAATATAATTCCACCGTCGCAATTAAAAACGCTGCCATATATGTTATGTTAAACGGAAGGGAAAAAGTATTTCTTGCACCCTCGAAAATTAAGATAGCACAAAAATACACTACTATTTTTTCTATTGTTCGATAAAGTCCACGGCTGTTTATTTTTTGCCCTTCTTTCTTTGCTGCCAGGATCCCAGTAGCCATGTCCGCAAAAACGACAAATACTGTAAAAATTAAAAATCCCTTTATTGGTATGAAAAAAGAAAAAATATAGCCACAGCAAATCGCGTATGTTATCTTCTCCCATCCAAGTTGCAAAAGGTTTATTAAGGTTGTTTTCATTATTCCTTTTTTATAAGCCTAACATCATTCTCCACTGTTGCAAATTTACCATTAGCAAACTTGTATAAGTCATAGCGCACTCCGTTAAATGAAAAGGTAACTTGGTTGGTAAATGTGCTGAGTAAAAGATTGGTAGAAATTGTGTAAACCTTGCCGTTGTCTGGATTAAAGATAAATCTATTGGCATTGTTTATCTGTATCTCACCCAGAATATTTTCCCCATTAAAAACCAATGTCCAATCGCCCAAAAAAGCAGTTGAATCCCTAAGTGCCGTTGAAGTGTACACAGGTTTTCCACTTATTTGAAGGTGCAAATTATTGTAATAATTAATCCGCTTTACCGCTTTGCCTTTTAAAATCAATGGCTTCGCATGGATGGCAATCGTGTTGCTTTGCCTTTCAGCATCGGTAACAAGCGCGTTGATTGCGGTTAAGCTATCTCCAAGTATTTGTTTATTCCCTGTAACCGTGCTATCGCTAAACGTGGTCATGGTAACAATGTAATAAATGTTGCCTTGCTTTTGGATGTAAACTGTGTCGCTTACAACGTCTTGCGAAAGGGCAAAGAAAGGAAGGAGGAGGAAGAAAAGTATGTTTTTCATGTTATTTGTTTTCAAGGATTAATAATCTTTGTTCCAGGGTTTTGATTAAGGCTTGTTGTTCCTGTATGGCTTTGACTAATGTAGCCGTTATTGCCCTATAATCAAGTTGTAAGTCGCCTGTGCCTGTTGATGATACTGCATTTGGTATAATGTCAAAAACATCTTGAGCAATAAAACCAACTTCTTTAACATCGCTATCTATTTTTCTATTTTCATCATTATAAAGGAAGGTAACAGGATTTAAAAGTAAAATTTCATTTAATCCAAAAGGACTATTTTCTATTGTGTTTTTTAAATTCATGTCAGAAGTTGCGGCTTGTAAAACACCATTTGCATCTGCTCCAATATCACCAATGCCATTCATTGCCGTTATCCTTGCATTGCCAACAACGTGGAGTTTTTGGGTGGGTGCAGGTTGATTAATTCCTAAATTACCAGATGCGTCTATAGTCATAACTTCTGTCCAAGATATATTATTACCTGCTGTACCAGAAGGCGCAATATAATATTCATATTTGCCGTCTGCTGTAACAAATCTTGTTGCAAATCCATTATATTTATATTTAGTATTAGAGCCATCAAAAAAAGCATTTGCAAAAAAATTTAAACCATTCGCTCCTGTGTTAAAAGTTACTGCACTTTGATTGTTATTGTCACCTGATTCAATGGCTTTAAATTGTGAACCCCAAGATGACGGTATTACATTTAATCCAATATTGCCATTAGCTTCATAAACATTTGCCGTGTCAAAAATACCAGATGAATTAGTTCTTATTAAATAATTATTTGGTAAACTTGACATATCTGCACCCGTTCCCCCATTTGCCACAGGCAACACTCCCGTGACTTTTGTAGTTAATGATAATTGCCCTTGCAAATTATTTAAGCTATCTACTAACCTTGTCCATTTTGGCGTTGTGGATGCTCTATAATACCACATTGCCCGTGTTCCCGTATCAAGAACAATGTACACCGATGTATCAAGTTTATTTGTTAATAGGTTGGCAGTATCAGCCAATCGACCGCGCCACACCAGCCCGTCGGCACTGGTCTGTTCTCCGAGGGTTATCTTTTGGTTACCGTTGTTCGTGTACTGTGCCAAAGCAAGGCAAGGGAAAAGGAGGAGGAATAATATTTTTTTCATTTTGTGTTTATTTTAGTTTGATTCCATGATACGCCAATCTGTGCCATCACTTACTAATGTACACCATTTAGCGTTAGTTGCTGATAATATTGTTGTTGTTGTTCCACTTCCACTTAAAGGAATAATATTTCCATTTGCTATTAAAGCACCTGTAGATGAATTTTTAAATTTTAATTCTCTGAATGTATTTAATCCTGCTAATGGTAAAACAATAGTTGTTGATGAACTATTTTTATTATCAATATAATAATCGCTCGATAAAACAGTATAAGTTGATGTGTTTATATCTGTAATTTTATTATTTACGTTTAATGTCCCGCTTGTTAAAGTTAAAGTATTTCCTAATGTAACCGTGCCAACAACGTTGCTTCCATCTTTGCCAAGTAAACTTGAAGGCGTTGCTGAGGTTGTGGACAACGTCACCGCGCCTGAGATTGTGCCTCCTGAACTATTGTACTTTGAATCAATGCGATTTGATAACGAAGCCGTGTCAAGGTTGGTTAAAACATTGTTGCCAGCCTCGGTAATGCTGCCTGTGACCGCCAAGGTTGAGCCAAGTGTCGTTGCGCCTGTGGCGTTGAGGGTGCCGTTTACGTCTAATTTATACGAAGGCGTATCGTCGTTAATACCAACGTTCCCATCATAGTCAATATATAATCTATTTGTATTTTGCGAACCAATCCCAGACGTATAAAAAGCAAGTGAATTTCTCCTTGTGTCACCGCCTTGTTGTGCATAATTTCTCATACCACTTCCCATTGCGGAAGATTCAACGCCTTGAACGCTTGAATTTGCAAGAAAAATATTTGCTGAACTTCCAACTAAATTTGAATCAGGAAAAACCATTACCGTACCACCTCTTAAAGTTGTTCCAACATTAAAAATACTTTGTTCGCCTATTCCTGCATTAAAAGGAATATAAGTTGTTTTGGCAAATGTATTTAAATACTTTGCATACAAATCTCCCGTCAATGTTCCACCAGTCAATTTTAAATATGTCGAATCAGCAAGCCCCGTGCGCAAGTAACTTGAATTATCATAGCTTATCGTTGTACCACTTGCTTTTACAAAGCCCATGCCGCTTAATATGTTTTGCTTTCCATTCAACGCCGTTTGTGTTAATGTCGATATTGGTTTGTTAGCATCGGAAGTATTGTCCACATTACTCAATCCAACCGCAGATTTATCTAAAGTTTGAAATGTTTTATCTCCTCTAAAATATTGTCCTGTCGTTCCAGATGTAATATTATTTTGTTTGCCATTAAACGTAGTCCAATCAGTAGAAGTTAAATACCCATTTACACTACCAGTTGCCGCTGCCATGGTTATTTCTGGCGTTGTAGTATTATTTGTGATAGACATTGGTGTTCCACTTGCTATATTTACACTTGTTACCGTACCTGCACCAATATCACTCCTAAAATTAGCAGCAGATCTTGCAGTAATTGTGTTGTCCACATTAAATCTAGGAAATGAAATAGCAGATGGATTTGTTAAAGTGAACATTGATTGTCCTATAGTTGTGCCGCCTAAACTTGTTCTGCCTGTCGATGGTGTT